AAGGCGGCCCTCAAAGGCCGCCTGTTCCTGAACGGGACTATTTCTGTGCAGGCAGAGCCATTTATGCCTGTTTTTTACCGCTCGGGAAAGTTTGCACGCATTTTTCCCTTGCATTTATCAGAGCACTAGAGCGACGCCGCTTTTGAGGCGGCGTCTAGCACTGAAAGGACATTTGCCAGTCCTTTCTGGAAGCCTCTGGAGCGATGGTTGCTCTGGAGGCTGCGTGTCCGCTTGGGGCGGCCACTTGCGAGTGCTGGATAACGAGGCGTCGCTCTGGCAGCACAGGCAGTGCAAGATAGACGTTGCACTATGCGTATAGCATAGCGTCCGCTGGGGGGACAGTGTGTTGCCCTGTTATCCCGATGGTGCTATGGTTGCGTTTTCTCGGAATTTCGAGCAATGCGCGAATCAGTAAAATGGGCCATCTTCTCTCATTGGGAGCGGTCTCAATGGCTATGGCGGATGGATGTACTGGAAAACCCGCCTCAACTGTTCGCGGCCTTATTGGCTGCCAACCATGACTCGCTCGTAATCATCAAGGCGTTTGAGGTGGTGGGAGCTCGTGAGGCGCAATTGATTGAGCGCTTTGCCGATTGCCGGCGTTTAGACAATTGGTACGCGCCAAGACCACCTCTTAGGAATTTCCTAGAAGAAGAGGCATCTTGTGAAACCCTTAAAGCCAAGGCATTGTTTCACGATGGGAGCGAACGCCTTCGGTGGCGTCCGCTGAGAAAAGACAAGGCAGTTGCAATGGAGGAGGCGCGCATGGACGGCAAGCTTCCTGGTTTTGTTAAAAACGCCCAAACTTTTGTCGTTTGGGCCATTGATGACGTGGTTTCATCGGGAGCGGCTTGCTCTTCGAGGATGATTGTTGGCCATCCTGCTAATTGTGGAATTTTCAAAGGCAAGACAATTTATAACGCACTATCAAAACTTATCGAGGAAGGCAAGGTTATTAAAACCAGGAAGAGGGAGCTGGGCCTATCGGAGAAAGGGCAAGAAACTGTCGATGCGATGAGGACAGTGTGGGAGGTCAAGGAGAAGAAGCGCGTCAGAAGCCTAAGAATTGATTAACAATGCGATGGAAAGTATTAACAACTACTTCCCTCCCATTGTTTCTTCTTTAGCGTGAAGAAATACAGCGGAGATGACCATGTGGGACGATCTGCCAGCGCCCTTCATGGTGGGCGCCATCAAGCTTTGGCCAGCCCACAGCAGGCCAGGTATGCAATGGTTCATCGCTCACGAGGGGCGTCCGTACTATTTCCCAAGCAAAGCCGCTGCAGTGCTCTTCGCCAAAGACCGCCAATCCATCGAAGATCCAGAAATGCTCTGCGATTGAGCTGAAGAATTGATTAAGGCACCGCAGGCCGTAGCTAAGCTGGTTCCGTTCAAGAGCCGCCTTTGAGGGCGGCTCTTTCGTCTCAAGATTTTCCAATGGCAGCAGAGAAGATTGCTCGCACTGGCAGGGTGCAAAGCTGGATTGACGACCCCTCTGGGCGGCTTCCGGTGAGCTGCACGGTATTCAACGTGCTCGATTCAATGGAGGGCAAAGATGGCATTGAGGCGTCCTGGCGTTTTGTTTCGCATGGTCTACGGAATGGCGCAGGCGTTGCCGTCCACTTGTCGGATTTACGTGGCAAAGGACAGGAGAATGGCAAAGGTCTTGTGGCAAGTGGCCCCGTATCGTTCGGAAAAATCTATTCCACGCTTAACGAAATACTTCGCAGGGGCGGTCGATACAAAAACGGCGCGATTGTTCTCCATATCGACTATTCCCATAGTGATGCATTGGATTTCGTCAATGCTTCGCGCCAGGAATTGCCGTGGGTTAAACGCTGTCTCAATGTTGATCAGGATTTTCTTGATACTGCCCCTCCTGCTCTTATTGATGCCACGCTCAAAGGCATTGCCTCGGGCGACATCTGGCTAAACAAAATTCGCTACAACGAGCGCGGCGAACGCATCCGTGCGAACGTGTGTTTAGAAGTGTACCTTCCCCATCGTGGTACGTGTTTGTTGCAGCACGTCAACATGGGCGCTTGCACCATTGATGATCTGCCTGGTGCTTTCGCTGAGGGCATGCTGCAGCTTTGTGAGCTGCATGCCACTACCGGCGTTGGTGACACTGGTGAATACCTGCCTGCAGTAATTGATCGTCAAGTGGGCCTAGGCATGTTGGGGCTGTCCAACTTCCTCTCGCAGGAAGGCATTTCCTACGGGGAATTCGGCAAGGCCATTCAAGCCCTGTATGCAGAGGAGCCTCATGGCTATAGCAACAATGAAGTGATGGAAAGCAAGGCTGGCCAAGCGGCCATCATGTTGCAGCGTGCAATCATGGAAGCTGCTGCCATTGCCCGTGAATACAACATGGACAGGGCATTCTGCATTGCTCCTACTGCCTCATGCTCCTATCGCTATGAAGACCTTCGTGGCTTCACTACAACGCCTGAAATTGCTCCTCCTATTGCTCGCCATGTGGACCGTGATAGCGGCACATTTGGCGTGGAAAGCTTTGACTACGGTCCTGTTGAGACAGCAGCAGAAGTGGGCTGGGAAGATTACAAACTGGTCGCCGATGGAGTGGTTTCTCTTTATCAGCGCAGTGGTCTTTTCCATGGATATAGTTTTAATTCTTTGAGCGATGTGGTTGTTTACGACGAAGCCTTCCTTCGCGATTGGCTAGCATCTCCTCAGACAAGCCTCTACTACTCGCTGCAAGTTCTCCCGGACACGCAGCGTAAAGATGACGCCTACGCGGCGCTAGATGACGACTTCAAGAGCATGTTTGGTCTCGACGAGGAGGCTGATCAGAGTTCTGCGGCCTGTGATCTAGAGGCTGGCTTCTGCGCGGCCTGCGCTGAATGAGGAGCCATTCCTCCCCATTGACAAAGAAAAAGGGGAGCTGAGGCTCCCCTTTGTTTCCATCACACCAAACCATCGAACTATACCATCCTCCGATGAGCACTGCAGTGAAGAGCCCCTATACCAACATGATCGAGAAGAAGCGGCCCTGGCAGGCGGTGCCTGTCGATAAGGGAGTCCTCGTTTCTGGCAGTGAATCCACCGTTTTTCGTGCATTGGCGCTGCGTCATTTAGAGCTGCCTGTGAAGGATTTCCTGCAGCAGGGGCTGGAACGTGACCTGCCTTCTACGCCTGGCGTGATTGAGGCGCTGCTGCACAACCAGGCTGACGAAGAGCGGCATGATCAGGCCCTGAACTATGTGGTGGCCGCCCATGGCAGCGACGAAAAGGCTGAGGAGGAGGTGTTGAACATCCTGAAGGCATGGGAAGAGCATCCTGCCCACCCCATCCTCAAGGCTTCTGTGCTGGAGCGTTCGATTTTCTTCGTGATTCTGCCCTTCTTCCGTTTCAATGGGGACATCGGCATGCGCACTGTGAGCGCCGACATCTCCAGGGATGAAATCAGCCACGTGGGCATCCACTCGCTGATTGCTAAGGAGCTAGGCGAGGGTGCCGGTCAAAGCCTGAACAAGCTGCGTCGTGCCACTGCATTGTGGATTTTCGACAAGCTGGAGCGTAATGAGGGCAACAAATGGCTCGACAAGGACTTCTGGTTGCGTCAGAGTGACAATCTGTTTGAGCGTGGCAAGGCAGAAGAGCTGTCGGACACGCAACGTAGCCGGATGCCTGCGTTCTTTGAGGCTCCCAACACATCGCTTCCTTCTTACGGTCGCGCCTGAGGTTATAGTTGCGAAGTTCCCGCTCTGCTTCCGTAGTATCGGGCTGAACGCTCCTCAGGCTTAGCTCTCAGACGGGGACCATTTTGTTGGCGCCAACAATATGGTCCCTAGAGATGATGCCCAAACAGAGGAGCTCCTGGGGGGCTAAGACAGCGCTGGGCAAATAGCCCAGAAGAGCTAGGTGCAATTCCTGGCTTTCCCATTGATTCTTTCCCATCGTGAGCCTCTTCATCACGTCAGACACGCATTTTGGTCACACCAAGATGCTTACTTTTCTGCATACTGACGGTACTCCTGTGCGTCCGTTCTCTTCTGTGGAGGAGATGCACGAGACAATGGTGGAAAGGTGGAATAAGACAATCAATCCTGGTGACACGGTGTACCACCTAGGAGACGTGGCCATCCCGCGCAGTGGGCTGCGCGTGCTGGAGCGTCTCAATGGAAGGAAGATTCTCATTCGCGGCAATCACGATATTTTTAAGATGGCGGACTACGCGAAGTATTTCTACGACATTCGCGGGTGTCACTACCGGGATCGAATGGTGTTCAGCCACATTCCCCTCCATCGTGATTGTTTCATCTCAGAGCGCTATTGGGGAAATGTGCATGGCCACCTCCATCGTCACACGGTGAAATACGAGGGAGTGCCCGATCCGTTCTATTTCAATGCTTGTGTAGAAGTTAACAACTTTACACCAGTAGCATATGAGGAGATAAAGGCGCACTTCGCGGATGTCCGAGCGTCGAACATTCAACACGCCGCTGCGTGAGCCGCTCAATCCCATCATCCATCGCTTGTTACAGGCTGTGGATTGGCACAACTCTCAGTATTTCAAGGATGGCAATCCTTGGCACTTAGAGAAGGCCGGTATCATCAGGCAATACGTGAGGGAGTTGAAGGCCTGGGTGTATGAGCAAGAGAAAAACAGTCTTTAGGCTCTGGGCGTTGGCCCTGGGAGAGAAGGCAGGAAAGCATGAAAAAGAAGCAGATATTGTTGCCCTTATACGAACTTTTATTCTTTTTTCATACATAACCACCAATGTATTCATCGTGGCAGGTGTGATCAGGCATTGGCAAAAACAGCCTCCTGGGTGCGTTGAAACATTAAAAAAGGGGGCCTGAGCCCCCTTTTTCCTTTTGCTTTAGCGCTTTGATCAGTTGAACGATGAGTGAACGTCGTGAGAAGGTGAAAAGCGCGTCAGCTTGCCAAGTTTACCACAGTGGCTTAGAACCAATGAGGCTTGGGCACGTAGGCGACGCCTCGGTAGACAAGGCTTGCCATTTGTGCTTCGCGTAGGCGAGCGGCCTTCTCAAGCTGCTGCTTGATGAGAGCGAGAGGGTTCATGGGATGTTCTCCATGATGCTGGCCCCGTTCCGTGCCAGCGCGTCATGCGCCCCTTAGGGGTGAACGTACCCTCAGTGTATCAAAGCTTGTGCAAGGGTAGGAGCGGAGCGCGTTAGCTCCATAACGTCCGTGCGGCGGACCTCCCACTTGCTTCATCGTCGCCTGGTACAGCAACAGCGCAAAGGGAGCTTCTACTCCCCCTTCACGCAATCGAGGATGCCTGATACATCCTCTAAACCACTCAGGCGTCCCCTCGTGGCGCATCGCGAATGCCCGGAAACTATAGCGCTTTTTCAGCGTTTCGTAATATTCGCTTGGCTTGAAAATTTGCCAATACCTGGCAGCTATTGGCGCCATGTCCAATACATGGTTCCGCCTTGCTCGACCACCCATCGATGGTGACGACGCGCTTCCTGAAGGGGCACGCAAACTTGGTGTTTGCGGCCCCAGAGGATGTATTGCATGCAGACTGTATTGCCGTTCACACGTCGTAAACGCGGCACTCTAGGGCGCTGGGGTTGAGGCTGCAGAAACTGGCCCAATGTGTTGCAGCATCGAAAGGGCGGCTCCTCTCCTGCTGGTATTCCGCCATTGCTTTTTCGTAAGCTTGCATGGCTTGATAAGCCTCCTCACTGTCGGCACCGTGAGTATTGAAGGCCATGGTGAAATCAAAGGAGGCATCCACCACTCTTGCAAAAGATTGGTGGAGGGTTTCGTCGTCCATCGAAGGGCTGCGAATACTCTCAGGCTACTTCGGGCCGTGAAGTCTGTTCAGATTTTTGTTGTTTTTTCAACACTTGATAAACTTTACGCAAACGAGGCAGTAAAGACGGTTGATAAAAATGTTCCGCTGCTAGAAGTTGAAGGGCTGTTTGACGATCTCCATCAAAGATGGCTAAGAGAAACTGCGCCTCTTGCAAAGTAAGCTCAAGTGATTCCACTTCATGATGCAAATAAATTCTTGAACATACTAGAGGCTCACAGGAAGTTTTCTAGCCAAGTGGCATCATCTTCCCTGTTTGCAGCGTGAATGGCCGCAGCCAAGGCGAATGCATGGTCGTCAATGCCTGTTTGCTTGCCGCCTGTCACGCTCCACTGACCACCAGCTTTATAGACGACAGTAAGCCCTTTGATTTCACTAATAGCCTTCTCGTGATTATAAATATTCACCTGTCCTGCGTTAAACAATTCCCTCATCTTTGAGAACGCCTTGGTCTTGGATGCAATAGTCCAAGTTAGTTCTTCAATGGGATAGTCGCCAGTGAGAGCCTGGATTGTGCCGGCACTGTTGTATTGGTCCATCACGATTTTGTCAAAGATGTAGAGCTTATGCTGCTCTCGTATCCAGTCTTCAACAGCGTTGATATTCACCTCCTTCCTCCCATTGATTTCAAAGTCTGCAATGAAAGTGTGGAATTTATCTACCACTAATATTCCACCATCGAAATGCACAATGCATGCTGTGTAATTGTCTCGCCCGATACCGCCACGGGCCGGGTCAAGAGCCAATACATAGGTGCCGACAAGTCCCTCTTGAGGCGGCAGCGCCTTACGCCTGTCATCAATACATGCCTCCACTACATCGGGAGAGATGAGGGCCGAAAGATTGGCTGAGAACTGGGCGCCATATTCAACATTGAATTTATCGGGATCGCGCTGGCGTTCTAGATCAAGGAATTCACGGGAAATGGTTGGGTTCATCTCCCATGTTGGGAGGTTGATTGCCTGCAGATGGGGGAATCGTCCGGAAGCCGCCTCTTTGAAATGTTGATAGAAAAGACCGTCAGTCAACCATGGAGAGGACAGCTCAAGGATTTTTCCTTCTCTCCCAAACTGCGCCACTGCAGGAGAAAGTGCCTGATAAATGCCATTGGCTCCAGAGTTTGCATCGCCGTCTACGGCGAATGCAAGCTCATCAAACACGCAAGCGCAACAGGCGAGGCCACGAGCAGCACGGCCAGATGTGGGGATGGCCTTAAATACACATCCATTGGTCATTTCAATTTGATCTGCAGTTTCGCGTGAGATTTCTTGCGCGAACGGGCTATCCAGGATGAGCTGGCGGATGTTATTGAGAGCGATGCGGCTTTGATCTTGACTGTTGGCAACAGTAAGCACGTACCACTTTTCCCCTTTTCGTACTTTTGCTTTGTACTTATCTTCTAGTACAAAGCAGATGTAGACGCATGCAACAGCAGCCATGAGCGTTTTGCCGCTACGGCGGCCCAAAGCCCACGTCGCTTGAGAGAAGCCTCCTTCAAAGAACGAATCAAGGATTTCGGCCTGCCTTGGATAGAGTTCTAATCGAAGGGCATGCTTGGCAAAGTCCGAACATCGAAGCATTGTTTCAGCTCCTCCATGGAGCGAAGATTGTCTTTAGGAACGAAATAACACGGGCGTCCAGGCACATGCTCTTTCCTCCATTGTTTTTGTTTGGCGTGATGGGCATGCAGCCAACCGTGGAGTCTGATCTCCTGGTTTTGTATCGTAACCAATACGAGGATTTTGTCTTCACTTTCATCAAGAAGACAGATTAGATCATAGTAGTGGCGAGAACGTGTTTTCACATCGATATTAAAAGGCAGATCACAGCTCCCTCTATTGGCTTCCGTCTCTTGGAACACATGGTCTTTTAATCCAAGGAAGCTTGCTACTGCCATTTCTCCACCCGCCCCAAGAATGTGAGCGCGAAGGGCTTGCTCTCCTGCCGCTGGGCCGTTATTTCGGCCCAGCTTTCCCTGTCTGGCGTTCACTTCCTGCCTGCGTTCGCCTTCGGCTACGGCCAGCGCCTTCTCTAAGGGGGACAACTGCCACACAATGTGCTGGGGCATGTTGGGCAATGTTTCAGTACACAGCAATGTACTCAGTTCTAGAATGGTTGCAATATCAGAATTCCTTATGCATGGCTGACGTTACACAAGGTGGGGATGCGGTGCAGCTCGGTCACGCACGTGCTGATGGCATCCGCTCAGATGGCCTGCAAAACGTCTTCACCGGCATGGGTACGAGCCGGGACAAGACCACTCGCACTACGATCAAGCCTGTTACTTTCATGGGTCATGAAGACCTTGAGGGGCTTTATGCGCACTGGCTCATGCGGCGTGTGGTTGATCTTGTGGCGGATGAATGCACCCGCGAGGGCTTTGAGATTTTGTTTGGCGGGGAGGGCGTGAATGCTGAAACACTTTCCGGCGTAGAACAGGCCATTGAAGATTTGCAGATTCTGCCTGCATTCAATGAAGCAGCCAAAACTTCACGGCTATACGGGGGCAGTGCGCTACTGCTCTATATCGACGACGGGCGTCCGTCTGACATGCCTGTTGATAAGAACAACATCCGCGCCGTTGAGGGCATGGACTGTCTTGATCGACACCAGATTGCGCCGATAATCAGTGAAGACAGTCTGTACGACTATTCCAAGGCAACGTACTACCAGATCATTTCTGGCGATTTGATCCAGCAGCCCAATCTACGCGCCATCCATAAGGATCGGATTTTGCGGTTTGACGGCATTTGGCTGCCATATCGCACGCGGCAGAAGAACTATGGCTGGGGCATGAGCATTCTGCAGAGTGTGTATGACAGCTTTAAGCACTACTACAGCGGCACATCCTCCATTGCCACTCTCCTAACAGAATTTGACATTTTTGTTCACAAAGTAAAGGGACTGGCTTCTTTGCTGGCCGCCGGCAAGGAAGGTCAAGTGAGGGATCGCCTGCAATTGAACGATATGAGCAAGAGCATCTATCGCGGCTACGCGATTGATGCGGAGAAGGAAGAGCTGGCCTTTGTTAGTCGGCAGTTTGGTGGCGTGAGCGAAATTCTGGAGAAGCTGCGCATCGACGTGATTGCTGCTGCTGGCATCCCTCACACATTGCTATTTGGCCAGTCACCGTCTGGCCTGGGTGCTACGGGCCGCAGCGAAGAGCGTGACTTTGCGAAGACTTGCCACCACTATCAAGAGACGCATTTCCGTAAACCTTTGACGAAGCTGATGGAATACATGATGCTGAGCAAGGCTGGTCCGACTGGCGGTAAGGTGCCCGACAACTGGCGCATTGGCTTCAAGCCATTGTTTGAAATGAACGAGCGCGAGCTGGCTGACGTGCGTGCGCGTGTGGCCGCCGTGGATGCTCGATACATTCAAGTGGGCGTGCTTACGCCGCAAGAAGTGGCGGATTCGCGATTCGGAAAGAGCGAATACAGCATTGAGACCACCATCGATCCATCGATCAAGCGTGAGATGCCGCAAAAGCCCGGCAGTGAGGGCAAGATGGCCGTACCTCCTGGTGGCCGCGATCCAATGGATCAACAGAACGGCACATTGCCGATGGATGGCACCCGCGAGGCTTCAGAGGCCGCAGCGGAAGAGACCATGGACGAGGCTGGCCTTTATATGTCTCGTGACCTTGAGCACGAGCGTGACGATGTGGAATTCAAGGACAAAGAGCTTCACAAGAAAGCGATTGCGGCAGCGAAGGCCAAGTTCAAGACTTGGCCGAGCGCTGTAGCTGGTGCTTACGTGACACGGAAGTACAAAGAGCTGTATAAGCAGAAGCACGGCGGAATGACTGGCGCCTTTAAGGGCAAGAAGGAGACTGCCGAATATTTCAAGAAGGATGCTGTTGAACCTCTCAAGGCTGAAGGTCTCATCCTTGGTGATATTGACGAGGCTTCGCTGGTAACTCAGGCTGATATTGATGCAGCTCTGAACCAGTGGAAAGAAGAAGCGCCTGAGCGCTTCAAGGACATTCTGGAGGCTGGCAATGTTGAGCCCACTGAGTGATCCATGGCCCCGCTTTGATGCTGAGTGGTCCTATGACGCCAATTTGGGGCGCTACAGGCGCCCCTCGGGGCAGTTCATGAGCCAAAAGGCTGTGATGGCGCTGGTGGATGGTCGCATCGACAAACTCAGCCAGAATCTGAGGCGATTCACGCAGATGCTGGCTGATGGGAACATCACGATTGACCAATGGCAAGGGAGTGTCCGCGAAGCAATTAAGGCTGCTCATATTCAGGCAACGGTGCTTGGCCATGGTGGCAAGGATGGGATGGGCAGCGCAGAGTATGGCCGCATCGGCCAGAGGCTTCGTGCGGAATATTCTTACCTTCAGAATTTTGCTGGGGATATTCTGGCTGGCCGCGTTTCTCCTGCCATGGCTCTTGCTCGTGTGCAGCTATATGCTGAAAGCGTGCGAAGCTCTTACTGGGAAGGTTCCAGTCTTCGTCAAGGAAAGCAAGGCTACTCCTTGATGCGGCGCATTCTTGATCCACAAGCGCAGCATTGTGATGACTGTCTTCGTTATGCGAGGGCCGGTTTAGTGGCGATGGGGAGTTTGCCGATGCCGGGACAGCGTTGTGAATGTCGGGCGAGGTGTCGCTGTTCTGTCGAGTACAAGCGCAACGCTATACCGACAAGTCCCGTGTGAAAACTGGGTCTAACATTGCGCAAGACATTGCGCTTTGTATGGCCAAAATTCTTTACTGCGGAGACGCAGCAGTGCAAACGGGCTTCGGACGCGTGGCCGAAAGCCTGCTGCCCGAACTAGCCAAAGAACATGAGATTGTCGTTCTCGCCGTGAACTGGTGGGGTGACCCTCATGAGCTGCCGTACAAAATGTATCCCGCCATTGCTGGCGGCTCCGATCCGTTTGGCTCCCACCGCATTCAGGAACTACTGGTCAAGGAGCGCCCTGACTTGGTGTTTGCAGTAAATGATATTTGGATTTTGAACAAGCTTTGGCAAATGGCTAAGCCACTTCAAGAGGGACTTGGCTTTAAGTGGTACGGCTATTTTCCCACAGATAGTTATGGCTTCTTCCCTGAAGTGTTTAATGATTGCAAAGAATGGGATGGCATGGGCACCTATACGCAGTTTGGCCTTGAGGAAGTGCGCAAAGCTGGCTGTAAAATGCCATGTGATGTGATTCCTCATGGTATTGACACATCGACATTCTTCCCTGTGAAGAAAGAAGAAGCGCGGGAGGCTATGGGCCTCCCGCAGGATGCGTTCTTTGTATTTAATGGCAATCGAAATCAACCGCGTAAGCGAATTGATTTGACCATTAAAGCGTTCATTGAATTTGCTCTTGACAAGCCTGACGCTCGCCTTTGGCTCAATATGGGCAAGAAGGATCAAGGGTGGGATTTGATTCCACTGTTTAAGCGCATTGCTCGCGACATGGGCTATGACGCAACGGGCAAGTTGGTATTAACTAGTAAAGATTTTGACGTGACGAATTGTCTGCCTGTTGACCGCCTTAATCTTGTTTATAACTCAGTGGATGTAGGCATTAACACTTGTATTGGCGAAGGCTGGGGGCTGGTTAATTTTGAACATGCTGCCACTGGCACCGCTCAGATTGTCCCGGATCATACGTCACTGAAAGAAATTTTTCACGAAATCCCGCGTATTCCCATTGAGAGCTGGGAAGTTGATTGCAATTATGGTCTTGACCGTGGAGTGCCTTCGGTTGAAGGGCTGGTAACAATCCTGAATCACTATTACAACAACCGCGAGGATCTTGACAAAGTGGCTGGATGGTGCTACGAGCGCCTGCAGTCGGATGAATATAAATGGGAAAACATTGGTGCTTTTGTAAACAGCATTATCAAACGCACGCTTGAGGAGTCCACTGCCGGCAAGGGATTTGGTGATGACTAAGCGTCGCATCAGCGTGGGAATCCCCACGCTTTCTTGCTATGACAAGCTCATTCGTTTGTGTAATCATTTATTGAATGATGAGCACCCGTGCATTGAAGCAGAGGTGCTCATTCTTGATAATGGCGGACGAATGAAAGACAGTTCAGCAGTGGATGCGCTTGCTGAATGTTGCGACTTGTCGAAATGGAAAGTAGCAGTGCCGCCATACAATCTTGGCGTAGCTAAGTCCTGGAACTATCTCATTAATCAGCTTGGTCAATGTATCATTGCCAATGATGATGTGGTGTTTGGCCTGGATGACATTGCGGCGTTTTTAGACGCCGCAGATGCCAATCCTGGATCTATTTTGCTGGAAACAAATCATTCAGTGGGTGGATTCTCCACCTTCTATGTAAATCGCCCCGAAAGATGGCTGGGAATGGGTGGATTTGATGAACTATTTGCCCCGGCTTATTTTGAAGACAACGATTGCAGGTGGCGCTTGCTTACGGAGGATAATCCTGCTGTAAAAGTAAATTTGCCATCGTGGTCACATGACAATAGCAGCACATTAAATAGTGGCGATGATCGCTACAAACGTATGCACTGGTGTTGCTTTGAGCGCAACAAAGCGTACTATCAAACTAAGTGGGGAGGCTTGCCTGGCCACGAGGAATACAAAACGCCTTTTGGGAAGTAGCCATGGCCCACGCTGAGCAGCAACAATTCGTGCGGAGCGTTAAAGCTTCTTTCCCATCGTTCTTCAATGGTGGACGGATTGTCGAAATTGGCAGTCTCGATATCAATGGCACCGTGCGCGGGTTCTTTGAAGAACCCGCTGAATACGTTGGCGTGGACCTTGGTCCTGGCCGTGGCGTAGACGTGGTGTGCGAAGGGCAGGACTACGACGGTGTAACCAGCAGTTTTGACGTGGCCATTTCCGTGGAGTGCTTTGAGCACAACCCGCATTGGAAAGAAACGTTTATCAATATGTTTCGCATGGTGCGCGACGAAGGGCTCATCGTGATGACCTGTGCAACCACTGGTAGGCCAGAGCATGGCACGTCTCGGAGCGATGCAGGCAGCAGCCCTTTAACGGTGGGTAAAGGCTGGGAATACTATGAAAACCGGACTGAGGCCGATTTTCATGCCGCATTTGAACTTAATAGCATGTTCTCGGACTATTGTTTTAGTGTGAATACAAGAAGCCACGATTTGTATTTCTGGGGGCTCGTCGAGAAATGACCGCGAAGCAGAAACAGGCGAAAGTGCGCAAGGTAATGCGTGAATTCAAGGCCGGCACTCTCAAGGGCAGTGATGGGAAGCCGGTAAAAAATCGTCAGCAGGCTATTGCTATTGCTCTGAGCGAAGCTGGCATGGCACAAAAAGATAAGAGCGATGCTTATTGGGATGCCTATGTTGACACCATGTGCGGCTCTATGAGCAAAGAGGGCATGGAGGAAGAGGAGGAAGGTGAAGAAGAGGAGGAGATGGATGCAAGTGCTGCTGAAGCTCGTTGCCGTGGCTACCTCTCGTCCCTGAAGAAAAGAAAAAAGGGCTAAGGGGCGACGCTGAAGGCTTCGCCCCTCCCCAGGCAGTAAGAAATGCTGCACGGCGCGGCCTTGAGCTGCGCCGAAAGCACGGCAAGGGAGGACTCACCACCGGAGAGGCAGGAAAACAAGGGATTGGCAGTGGCGTGGCCAGGGCCACAAGCTTGGCCAATGGCATGAAAGTGAGTGAAGCTACGCTGCGTCGCATGGCGGCGTTCTTCTCGCGTCACGAGAAGAACAAGAGTGGCGGAGAGGATGACGCTGGCTACATCGCTTGGCAATTGTGGGGAGGCGATGCGGGGAGAGCGTGGGCAAATCGCACGCTTAAAATACTGGAAAACCGTTCAAAGTAGCGATGGAAGGGATCAGGATCGTGCGCGAGGAAGAGGACGGCATTAATGTGATGCAAGCGTTGCAGATCCTGTCTCGCAATGCACATCGCAACACCTCTCGCTGGGAATTTGTCGAGAAGCAGGTGTTCAAGAATGGGCGCATTGAAGAAACGCATGAATACGTGGTGAGCGTTTATGACATCCCCGATCCGCAGTTTGAACCAGCCAAGTTCTTGGTTTTTGAAGCTCTAGCAATGGCGAAAGCCTATGTTATGGAGGGCATAGAAGAACAACTTGCCTCCATTCGTGGCGAAGACGACGACGAAGACGACGAAGATTAATCTTGAGTGGCGTGAACAACAAATGATGGATAGCCCATCAGCCAAAGTACACTGAGCTGAAAGACGCCGCTCATTACTTTGATTTGAGCAATGTCTGGCGCAAGGATGCCGTTTTCAATGCGTGAGATGGTGGCTTGATCACAGTAGAGCGCTTCTGCTAATGCGCGTTGAGAGAGGCCGCAACCAAGCCGAGCTTCCCGCACTCGGGAACCAATAAGAAGCCTTGCTTCTGAAAGGGAGCTTTGAGGGCTCTTGACTTTACGCGCCGCTAAACTTTTTTGCGCCATTTCATGCACAATAGCATAATAACTACTATACTATTGAATTGAAGCCCTTACAGTATATGTATGAGCACCACATCTTGTCGGTACGACGTTTCTCCTATTGAGAAATATGAAATGACACCTGAGGGCTATCTTCGGGTGTGGGCTTCAATTGCTCGTACTGGCATTCAGCACTACACAGATGCTGATGGTTCTATCAGGAAGGAATTCCGTCCTGAAACCGAAGTGGCGTCTCCAGAAAGCCTTGCCTCATTTGCGGGGAAGGCCATCACGATGGAACATCCTCCTGTTCTTTTGGACAGCGAGAACACCAAAGATTACCAAATCGGCTTCACTGGCTCTGAGATTGTTTATGACAATGGCTTTGTTAAAGCCGTCATGACAGTCACTGACCGTGAAACTATTGACAAGGTAATGCGCGGTGATGTTCGCGAAGTGAGCGCCGGCTACAGAGTCAACTATGATTCAACGCCTGGCGTTACCGATAGCGGTGAACATTACGACGGCATCCAAAAGGAGATCAGTGGTAATCACGTTGCTATCGTTCGTCGGGGCCGAGCCGGCCCGCAGGTAAGGTTGCACTTGGATCGCCAGGATGCTGCCGACCCCTCTCTACTTTCCATTGAGGAAAATCAAACAATGAGTGCCAAAGTCGTTTTCGACGGCGCCGAGTTTGAGGTGAGCGAGAGCGTTGCTCTGGCGATCACCAAAGAACGCGAAGACGCCAAGATGTCCTACGAGGACATGAAGAAGAAGTACGACGAGCTGCAGGCCGCTGCTGATGCCATGAAGTCCGAAATGGACGGCATGGCTGAAGAAATGAAGGGCAAAATGGACGGGGCCGAAGGCCGCGCCGATGCCCTGGCCGAGCAAGTCGATTCTCTTAAGGCCGAACTGGAAGAAGCCAAGCAAATCAACGTTGATTCCATCGTTGAAGAGCGCCTGGTTCTGATTTCCAAGGCCAAGCCTGTCCTGGATTCTGCCTATGAATTCAGTGGCAAGAGCGACCGTGAAGTGATGGTGGATGCCATCAAGGCAGTTCGCGGCGATTCCATTGCACTGGACGAGCGTTCCGACGACTACGTTCTGGCAATGTTCGACACCATCTCGGAAGATGCTGCCAATCGCGCTGATTCCACCGAGGATCTGCGCAAGGCAGTGGCTTCCATTGCCACCCCTGCTTCTGCTCCTTCTTCCTACATGGAGAAACTGCAGAATGCCTGGAAGTCCCCTCTCTCCATTTCTAAGGAGGCTAAGTAATCCATGGCCGTAACTTTCACCCCTACTTCTGGCGCTGTGGGTGGCGTGCAGTCCAGCTATGAGCTGGAACTGACTGCTGCTCTTGAGGGTCAGTTTGCTGACATTGCAGACAACAACGTTGCCACTTTCGTAAACGAAACTGGCGCTGGTATTGCTTTTGGTGACCTGCTGGTGGTTAACACTGGTGGCACCGTGGGCAATTCCGCCAAGACCGTGGCTGCCACTGGCGACACCGTGGTGGGCGTTAACGCTCTCACCTACATCGAAGAGAAAGCTCTCGATGCAAACAGTCGTCCCGCTGCCTCTGATACACAGGCTCTGAACGTGCTGAACAAAGGCGTGGTTGCCGTGTATGTGACCGGCGCTGTTGATCTCACTTCTCCTGTGCGCGTGTATTTTGCCACTCACACTGGCACTACTGCCGGCGCACATCCTGGCCGTTTCTCGCATGCTTATGTGAGCGGCAAAACCCGCCGTCTTAGCGCCGCCCGTTGGGTGTCCAAGACTACTGGCGCTGGCATCGCCCTGCTGGAGCTGAATGGCCCCAGCTTCACCCTTGACGCTGATTCCTGATAGGAGGACACCATGAGCGAATTTCGTATGGATGAAGCGGGTCTGT